GTACTAGTCCTGGAACTGCTCCATTTTTGAAGAAGTTATCCTGGAAGTTTCTCATACTAGACAATAGTTGCATTGTTCTAAATGCAGGTTTAAGTCTAGGTACTCCTCTATAAATAGAGTTGAAACTGTTTTCTTTTATGTGGATAATTTCACTTGGATTATAGTCTATACTGTGGTCATATGTATATTTTTCTACATAAGTATTATCATCAGTATGAATAACCATGTGGTCTGCTGGAAGATGGTACAGATGAGCACCATCAAAATATATAAATATATTACCATCTATCATTAAATCAATTATTAAGTTTCTTTTAAAAGCACTTACATCTTGAAATGGGTTAGGTTGTACATTTAGTAGAATATTGACTTTTGACCGTCTTATTCCTTTATATGCACTATCTAATCCTGTTACTTGCTCACCTACATCGAAAGGTATTTCCGCAGCGTCATCCACTATCATGTTGACTGCTCGGTTTACTACCTCTAATTGTTCGTAAGCATTACGGTAATTGGTAATGTTCTCTCTAGAAAGTACTTCTAGACCTTGATCTCTTGAGATGACAAATTGAGACGGATTGAGTTTTTCCTCAATGTCTCTATTGTTACCTGTTATAAAATCATACCATGCCATGTTTGTTTCTCTGTATCTCTACCCAATGTTGTTGTTTCTTTGCTGTTATTAGTGTTGGGCGTTTTCCATAGATACCATGTAATCTTAAATGGTGGCTATGACATAGTGTAACAGCATGGTCATAAAGTTTTTCGTGTTCCTCTTGTATAAATCTTTCTCGAACACCTAAAATTTCGTCTTCTGAAGTTATGGTTATCTTATTTTTCTTTAGCCATACTTCTAATAACTCGGTTAAACCATAAAAATGGTGAAAGTCTAAGTTCTCTTGACTGCCACAAATATAACATTCCGTTCCTTTATTATATTTAGACTTGGCTTTGTCCCGAACATACTTTACTAAATCTCTTTTTAAAGTCATAAACCTACTTCTATATTAGAATTGTACCAAATATTCGAGCATATGTCAAGAACTATTTTTTGGTGGGGTATATTAGAATGATGTAACACTTGTCTCGAACGAATAAAGTGCATACCGTAAGGCATCTGCCATGTGACAGGCATAGTTATGTTTAGGTTTTTCTCTTAGTAAATTAGGATTTGGATCCCACTGATATTGGTCTAAGCTTATCAAGGACTCTTCACATCTTTGGTGAACTGTTAATCTGTCATTGTCGATAATACCGCCCACATGTCCAATACCGTCTAGTACTGATTTTTTAGCGTTGATAGTAGTAATATCATAATTTTGTGCAAAGTCAAATCTTGTTTGTTGAGCTGCTGAGTCAATGTAAATATAATCTATTCCCCACTTATCAACTAGTTTACCTATTTCTATAGCGTGTTGTTCAGTTGTTCTTTCAGAATCAAAGTATTCATCTAAGAGATAATATCTTTCTGCGTCCCAGTCATATGCCATAACACAAAAAGCTGTGGGATCTCTATAACCTACGTCCATTCCTGCAAACACATCCATTCCATTTAAATCTATTTCTGATAAGTCTGCAACACATTCTTCATGATTGAATGCCCATACTTGTCCTTCAAATACATTAAAGTCTGCCATGTATTCCTGATTAAATTCAGATTCAGACATAGTTTTCTTTGCTTCTTGAATATCTTGTTCGGAAATCCTAGGATTTTCATGATAGGTAGCTTTAATAGAGAACCATTCTGGAAACTCGTCTGAGAATCCTCTATGCCAAAACTCTGCAAACCAATTATTCCTACCCCTTGGAGTAGATATAAAGATTGCTTTTGAGTTTTCTTTATCTAGTGTGGGCCTGAGCGCAACATTGAAAGCATCCCTCCCGTCAACGAGAGCGGCCTCGTCGAATATGATGAGATCGTATGATCTACCCACAACCGAGTCCACTTGGTTAACAGAACCCATACGGATTGTAGAACCATTTGTAAGTTCAATAACTTTATCTTTTGCATTGTCTCTAGTGACCTCCAAGTCAAAGTGCTTAATCAAACTTCTTTGTAATTCAAAAGAAATTTGGGATAGTGAGTAGTTAGGCGACATAAGTAACACATTAGCTCCTGGAACTAAAGTGATTAATTGTCCTATAATATTTGCAATATAAGTTTTGCCCTGCCTCCTAGAAACGGCGGCAGTAACGAAACGATATTTTGGGTTGTTGATTGCATTTATAATGGCGTGTTGAGAAGTATTAGGAGTTATTCCTAACAAATCCATATAGCCGTCGATTGGTAGTTTAATGAAGCGACGTTCATCAAATTTCATCAGACCATCTGATACGATGTCTGTTCTACTTACTTGTATCAATGTAATATCTCGTCTTCAAATAAGTTTTCTTCATCATCTTCTAGTAGTCCTAGAACGAGAGCTTTGTTATATAAGTATACATAAGCAGCGGAAAGATTCTTTAGATTTTCTTCTGCAGGACTTAAACTTCTAGTCTTCTCTGTATTCATTAGTTGTTTCATAAATTTAGTACCATGTACTATTCCTTCATCTAACCAAAGTTTTTGTCCGCTTACCATTATCTTTTCTTTCCTTTGTGTAGCCCATGACGAGCGTGTTGTTTTCCTTTTTTAGTAGCTGCTCTCTTTTTTCTATTAGCAGCTGCAAGTTTCTTTTTACCTGCTGCAGTAGATTTTAATCTAGCAATAGTTTTAGAAGGTGCATAGACTTCTCCAGTCTTAGATGACTTCTTACCACTTGCTGTTCTCCACTTTTGTTTTGTCCACTTTTTCAGGGACTTTTGAGATTTCTTTAGAGCCATTATTTGTTTCTCCAATAATTATCTATCCAGCCTTTGCCCCAATAAAGTAATCCTAACCAAAGCGAAAATAGTATACCATCAATATATGATAGGTTATCCCATGCGCTCACTGGATCCATTACTTTCTGTAGCCTCCTCCGGCCTTCTTGTAAGCTGAAGCTAACATTTGGGCTTTTCTAGCGGACCATTGTCCTGGTGCTCCACCTTTCCCACCAGCTTTTATTCTGTTGAAAAGATTTTTACGCATAGTGGGTTTAGTGTAGTTTCCTGCTGCATTTACTGTTGACTTTTTCTTTTTAGTCGTAGCTTTTCTAGGCATTACTTCTTCTTTTTCTTTTTCATCATAGCCATCTGAAGTGCTTTAGGCAACTTCTTCTGTGCTGCGGTTAATCCACCACCTGATTTTTTCTTTCCAGGTTTCTTCATAGGTTTTTTCTTTTTAGGGCGTCCTACTGCTGACCCATATGTTCCTTTTCCTTTCGGCATAGTTTTCTCCTTACCATTTAACCTTGTCGGCCCAATATGCGGCGGACATTTTACCACGCGCTATGTTCTTTGCGTGTCTTGCTTTAAAACTTTTTCTTTTTGCTTTCATTCTAGCAGATTCTCCAGCTTTTGGTGCACCTGCTGTGCTTGCTCCTTTCTGTCCAAATCGAATAGTCTTGATTTGACTTCCAACTTTAGCTACAACTATATGTGATTTAGTTTTGTGTCCAGGTGTTCTTTTAGGCTTATTAAAACCACTAACTCCAGCCCTTTTTAACCTGGGGTCTTTAGTTGCCATTAGTCTACGAATACTGGTGTACCAAATACAGTAGCTACTGCAGCAAAGATTTGATCGCTTGTTTCTTTATATACTATTTCACTACCGAAGGCAGCTACTTTAATGCTTCCCAATGTTACATCGGCAGCGTTTGCTATTGTCACGACTTGAACTGTAGCGGTATTGTTGAAAATCCTAACATAATTAGAATTTAAAAATGTGGAGGCTGCTCCTACGGTAGTACCGCAAGCTGCTTCTGCTCCTAATAGTCTCATTTTCATGATTTTATCCTCTGTTTAACAATTTATCTAATTGTTTTTCTCGAAAGTTACATTTTTTCATAGTTGTGTAATCTTTCAACTTGTGTAATTTCTCTAGTCTTGCCCTATGTTGCATAATCAATATTGCTACAGATCTCTCAATCTTCTGCATTTGACTTGGTAACTCGAACTTTTCGTACAAATCCATAGGCCTCCTTAAAGGTGAAAACAAGCCCCTCTACGGGGCTCATTGTGATAGTTTACTTGTCCTTCGCACGGCCTACGTTTAACGCACACCAATCGATAACTTTGTAAATCTTTTTTAACCAACCGTCATCTACTGGTGTAGGTGTTAAGGCAGCAATTAACGATGCTCCCAATACGATTGTTGGAATTACTGATAAAAATTTAGTAATCCACACTAGAAGATCTAACATATCTTTCCCCTATTTGTCCTTTCGGACACTTGGCTTACACCCAGACTAATTCTGTGCCTGTGAGTAAAGTCCCATTGAACCACGGTAGGCAATTTGACCTTTGTTCGTCAAATCCCATCATTCTAACTGCGGTTACGGTTGTGCCATTAGATACCATTCTGTATAACATATTGGTATCTTTCGTACAAATAAACAAGCCTCCGAAGGCTCCACTAGTATTGTTAAATTTTCTTGCTTCTGTTAAATTTTTTGCAACAACTGTTAATACAAAGGAGCTAGGTCCGTATGTAAAAGTTGGATTAAAGCCAGTATATGACTCTTCCCCGATCAAGGAGAATGATTCATTACTAGCGTCTACTGTAATTGTGGATTTATGGGCATGTACTACAAAGTTTTTTGTTACACTATTTCCAAGAAGCGGAAAGTTTTGCTGTAACCTTGTTTCTGATATATACTTTACAGAGTGTCCTAACGATGCTCTGTAGTATTCCTTTGTTTCTGCCATTGTTCTATTCATTGTTATTTATATTAGGCGTGTAGGTATCTTGTGCAGTCTTTCTTTCTGCTTTAATTAATTTATCTTTTATATCTACTTTGCCGTCCCCATTTAGGTCTTTGCCAGTAAGTATATTCCATAATTTTTTAATCATATTAACCATATAAATATAGAAGTAAGTAATACTCCTTCTCCAAAAGATATCCACATCATTGTATAGTCATCTAGCCCAAGTTTCTCTTGCCAGCCTACTATCCAGTCTCTGTGCCATCCCATAATAATTTCTAATTTTTCCATAATAATATCCCAAAAGGGGAAGAGTCGGGACCTATGAGTTATTTCCGTGTCATGAAATTTATTCATGCATTTACGCTTAGTATTAGGTCACCTACTCTTCAAAAACTTTGAGAATCACCTCCAGTTTAAGTCCATTTACCGAGTGGACACTCAGCCCATCTAATTTTAGTTTTGAGGGGCATAAAACATTTACACACTTTGCAGTTTCTCCAGCGTTTTTCATATTCTGGACATCTCTCGCAGATTTTTATTCTTTCTGCGTGAGGAAGCTTTTTCTTCACTTCAAAGTTTTGGGTAAAAAATTCTTTCTTTGTCTTTGCAAGTTTTTCTTGCGGGCTAGTAATTTTTTAATTCTAGTTGCCATGGCAGGTACTTCCTCTGTTACGACTTCTCCTGTATTATCTTCAAAGCCTTCGACTGCTTTAGCCAAAGCTTCTTCCATCTTGCTTGTTTTATTCTTCGCCATTGACATGTTCCATTGCTAGTTCTTCAGTAGCAAACATAAGTAAGACTCCTTTGGAATCTCTAAGTTTCCAAACTCCTCTTACACAATTTAATTCCCATCCTTCAGGTAGTTTATTACCTTTGGCTTTAGGTGATTTTGTTAAATCTTTCTTTTCGTATTTCATTTCCATAATTATTCCTAGTGCATAGTTATCATTGTAACTACGATTCCTGATAAAGTCACAAGTAAAAAACCTGCGCATCCTAATAGGATAGATTCTATTCTAGTAGTCTTCTCATCGATTCTATTAAATCTAGTATCAGACGCTTCTTCAATATCTGCTATCTTATTAAAAATTGTTTTCCAACGCTCTGCGCATATAGCTTCGTGTTTCTCTAACGCTGCTGCTACTGTTTCCACTGAATCCATATATCCCCTTAAATTTCTTGTGGAAATATCCACATCTATAGTGAAAATTATATCAAAATATCAACTTCTTGTCAAGTACTATTTTCGTATGGTATAGATTTTAACTGGTTCCGACTTGCCTTTGACAGTGACTTCGTCAAGAAACTCGTAATCATTTTTACTACCTTTACTGTGCTCAGATATAATTAAGTCTACGTCATATTCTTTACAAGAGGATTCTAGTCTCGCTGCAAGATTTACAGAATCTCCAAGAACACTATAATCAAAACGAGTACTAGAACCAAAGTTACCTACAACACATAGTCCTGTATTAATTCCAGCTCCTGTATGAATTTGGTCAAGTCCTTCTTCTTCAAGTTGTTTATTTAGTTCTGCTAGAGCTTCTCTCATCTCGAGTGCGGCTTTTATTGCGTTCTCTCTGTGCCATATATCTTCAATTGGAGCTCCCCAGAAAGCCATAATGCAGTCTCCCATGTATTTATCTATTGTACCGCCATGCTTGAGAATTATCTTAGTCTGATTGTCAAGAAAACGATTAATCAGATTCGTAAGTCCTTGTGGATTTTTTTGATATTTTTCTGAAATCGGTGTAAATCCTCGGATATCCGAAAAAAGAAAAGTTAGTTGTTTCGTCGACCCACCCAATCTCAGTAATGATGGGTCTTCCTGTAATTTTTTGACAAGGTCGGGGCTAACATACGTCCCAAATTGTTGTTTGATTCGGAGTTTTGCGAGATACTCTGTAATAAAACTCTTGAATGTTACAATACTCCAAAACAAAATGGAGATAACTACGACACCGCTAAGGTCAATCAAGTAAGAAGATTTATAAGCTGCCAGGACTCCGTAAATAGATCCACCGATTACGATAATTATCATAGGTAGTGAGAAATAAACGCTTCTTGAAGCTAATAAAATCAGCAGTAGAGCCAAAACTGCAGCTCCCAGCTCTACTGTGACATTCCATGTCGGGATGGATGGTGATGTACCTTCAATAAGGTTGTGTAATAGGTTAGCCTGTAACTCGTGAGGCATCATTGCACCTGCTGGAGTCGCTACTGGGTTGACAATTCCTTCTGCGGTAACACCAATAATGATAAATGGAGCATCAATTGGTGCTTTCATAAAATCTGATGCGGATTGTCTATAAAAATTAGTATTCCATTTAAGAAATATACGTGAATATGGGTCAGTTGTTATGGTTGGGTAGTTTGGTATTCTTACTGATTCGATTCCTGAGACTCCAGTACGTAATTGATACGATGGATCTCCAACTCCCACGCGTAAAAGTTCTAAAGCGAAGGATGGATATAGCTTATCTTGGACATTTACAACAAGAGGAACTCTTCTTGTGACTCCATCGAGCTCTGGGGTTGCTGTAACGATACCTGCGCCGGAACGAGTTAGTGATAAATTCCTCTCAGTACGTATTATGCCAGGATATTTAAACAACCATGGTGTAGGATCCTCTCCTAATTGTGCAGTTCCTACATGAGGACCGCCTTTCTCTGATTGTAAAGAGACTGCTGAAGCTAAAACAGTAGGTATATCGCTCATAGCAGAAGCCAGTTTAAAATCATTGGCTGGATTACGCAAGTCTGGGTCTGGCATCAACACTGTAATGCCAGGCACAGCACTTGTTTTTTCTATAATAGATGCGTATAAGTCTCTCGGTAATGGATAACCTCCGTATGCTTCTACGATTTCTTCATCTAAGTCTACTATAAGAATATTCTCATTTTGTACTGGCTCACCAGATGTTATGAGATAGTCAAATACTTTTAGTTCTAGTATTTGTAAAGGGCTAGGATTCCATATGAGGAGTCCTAAAAAGACGGACATAAGTCCTAAGTTAAATAATTTGTTCATGCTAAAAATAGATTGATAGTTGCGAAAGATACTAACATAAATCCAAATACACATACTTGGACTATTGACATCCAAAATATTTGTTTCATAGGATGTACGTCTACTATTTTTTCTAGCATGCTTTCGCTGGGTGATAAGTTAACGACTTGTAAAAGTTTTTCTTGTTTCATTGTTGTGTGATTGTTATTGTTTTTGTACATTCTGACGTACAGTTAAAAGTTGCAGTATAAGATTGATTCGTAGCACCAGACTGTGTTACTCCTACATCATATCCTGTTGTATAAAATTTCATATTTGCTACATGAGCTCCTGCTCCATATTGTGTTAAGTCTACTTCATTATCAGAGTTGTAAAAGAATATGTCTGCATCTTTATTTCCAGTGCCATATTGAGTTACATTAGCCGTGTTACGGTGCGCAGCACCATTTCCATAAATATAAGAATTATGTTGGCCAGTACCATACTGAGAAATAGTGATATTAGAATCGTCACCGAAAAAGAATATTTTACTATATTTGTTGTTTCCTGTTTGAGTAGTTGAATAAACATTATCGTCTCCTGAGCCTAATGATTCCGAATGGTTATCATTCCCTGTTTGAGTAACGGTTACTGTATTGTCGTCTTCGTCTTGGTCAACATATGCATAGTTATCATTTCCGTCTATAGTTACGGTAGTAGAGTTTCCTATGTTATTTGACCATACAGTAAACATCTTAACATTATTACTATTACCTTCTACTATACTACTCCATGTAGCATTTGTACAGCTGTGAGAACTATAATTAGCTCCTAGAATAGTTCCACCTGAATTTGCTCCGCAAAGAATAGTGGTAGTATTACCATTGCCAATTTGTTTAGTAGTGATTTGATTGTTAGTACCTTTAGTAATAATTGTAGTAGAATTATCTCCTGCAAAACTAAGGGGACTGATTAATAATAATAACGTTATCGCCCGAACCATTTATACTTACCTCCATAATTACTCCTGCATTGTCAATATATAAATAAGTACCTGCACTTGTGTCGATACCTATATCGTAGTTGTTTTGTCCTTCATGTACAAAATAAATTACATCTCCTTCAACAAATGTGTAGGTTTGGTATACTGGATCGAATCCTCCTATGATACCTTCTAACTCTACTCCATTTAGCTGAGAAGCCTGTGAGCCTTTCTTATTTGTAGTCTCTACTAATGCTAATAAGTCTACGAGAAATTCTACACCTAATAAATCTATGTCTAGTCTTGTGACTTCTTTATCTTCTTCGTCACATTCTTCTACTAATGCATCACAGTCTAAATCTGGTGCATCATCAAAGAAGTCTTTGTCTAATTCGGCAGTCGGTGATACTCCTGCTTCTTGTTCTTCAACAGCTTGTACTACTTCTTGGGGCTTATTTACTATAAGCATATTGTCAATCATTCCAAGTGTGATACCACTCAGTTTAACCTTAGGTGTTGGTCTTTGTTCGTATGTTGATACCATAGTAGCTTGAAAGGCCTCATTAAGAACCTCTACTCCTGCTGCTGTTGTTACTGTAATCTCTCCTGATGAGTTTCCGAATTCATCGGGAAGTAGTATAACGAGGCTTCTTCCTAGCTCGTCTACTGTTGTTGTGAAATCTGTCCCACGAATAGCTATTTGAGCTGTGGGAGTCTTTATGCTTATATTCTCTTTGTTCATTTTACCGAACTTTCCTGAAATAAACCTAGCTGTTCCAGACGCCATGTTGAGTGCCATTTTTGACTTGCTTGGGTCTGGGTCATAAATGTATTCATCTATGATTAGTTTTGATTGTTCTGTGAGTCTTACAACTGAATTGTCTAAAAACTCAATGGCTAATCTGCCGTTTCCTGTTCTAACATCATCGAAAGGGAGGATATCTGACTGTAGTTCTGCAGTCAAAGAGTCTCCAGAATCTCTTCTAGTTATCTCGCCGGTACCCCGTAATTCAGATATCTCTCCTATTTCAGTTGACAAGGCCGAAACACTAAAAAGTGCTAACAGCCAGATGCGCATTGGTCTACATTAATAGTACCACTTGATGTGGTAGATATTATGTTTGCAACGTTCG